GTGTGGTAGGGTCACTCTGCCCGATCCGTCGATCTTTTAGGTGAGCCAGGGCTTTCCACGACTGTTCCCATTTCCTCTAACGCACCGTTACTTAAGCGGTGGATATGCGAGCCGGCTGGGAGTTCTCTTCCTCCACCGGTAGTTGTACGATAGCAGTCACCCTCATCTCCATAACGCCGGTGCCGCTTGTGCTACGCCTCTACTGTGCGGTAAGCCCAACTCATCGCCCCTTTGCAAGTCCCCTTCACGCCCCGAATCCTTCACGTCGCCCGGTCTGCGCCGCTACAAATCCGTTCTTTGTTGGTTCTCCCACGCCGCGGGCATCATGGGGGGACGACTGGATATGTCATCTCTTAAGCAAAGCCCCCAAGGCAGTTGGTTGTGTGTGTATCACCCAGGAGGTAACCTTATCGAAACGCACCCCTATTTTTGTTGATTAGCAATCCTAAGCTTCTGGTAGCACAAAGGCTGAGGTCCACCGCCAAGGCTTACGCCCGTGTTTCCCAGCTACTGCGTCGTTCCCCTCCACGAAGGCGTGACACCACCACCAGCAATGCCACCATATTTCACGATCCTCACTAATTGTACATCGTTGATACAAACCCTTCCACACCCGTTAAGTCGCGGGGTAAAGTTTGTCGCCAAGACTGAACTGCCTGTTGGTTGGATACTTCGCATTCCGCATGCCGTGTCTCTGCCGTGAATTTCATCGTGCCTTTCCCCGGTTTGTCATTAATGGGTTGCCAACCCCAGACGGCCACCATGGTTCAACTACACCTCGGACTTGCGCTAGGAAGCGCCAGTACTAGACTACTCCACAAACTGATTACACCACTCACCAGAATCCTTCCGTGGCCGTCGGCTTCCTACGCTGATAGTTATCGTGCTCTCGTGGCCAATAAAGTCCCTATTATAACACAACCTTGTCAACGTTCTCCCCCTCGTCACACACGGGCTAATATTTACCCACTCAGGTATCCCTTTGCGTACTTGACAACATGCCTGCAGCATCTTTGTCGTTTAATGGGCTCGCTCACCCTCCTCCCGCCTGCACGTCCGAGGATTTATCGATTCACCCTCCCATGCATCAACATTAAGGTGG